AGTGTATGAAAGTGGTTCATCAATCACAACATTCATTTGTCTATTAACTGTTCCACATCTTGAATAGAAATGAGTTCGTGTAGATACTCCAGTATTGACAACAAAGGAAGTGGTATCTATAACTCTAAGAACTGTAGATCCACTAGCAGCAGGATCAGTTCCGCTTGCAGAATTGTTTATATCTCTAGGTGCAATTAAGGCAGGTTGTATTACACCACCTGATGCATAGAATGTAGGAACAGTTGATACACCTGCATTTATGGTGAATTGAGTAGCACTTGCAACTCCGATAACTGCTGTCCCACAGAATGCGGGATCAGTTGTTCTTGGATAGAGATGAGTAGCTGCTCCATCATCTAATGCACAAGTAAATGCTAATCCAGTAAGCACTACATCACTATTTTTTCCTGTTGTAGAGAGTCCATGAGCACCAGATGTGGTGACTGTCATGATACCTGTAACATTGTTGTATATGGCACTCTGAACACCTACAGCAGGGAGGTAATCGCATGTGAATGCAATTCCTGCTAACTTGACTTCCTGCCCTGCTAGAAGTCCATGTGGAGTCGATGTAGTGACAGTTGTGACCCCTGTTATGGAGTTATATCCAACATTAGAAATTGACCTTGGAACATAAATGACTTGACTGTTTGTAATCGCTATTCCTGTGATGTGTCCATCAGTGATCGCAGCCGTACCAATACCAATTAATTGTGGTTGATTATTGGTTCCTGTTTGAATGGCAACATTAACAGTTGTTTGAACTCCTATCCTATACCCAGAACCACTATTACCAATACTAATAGAAGAGACAGTTCCTGCAGTAGAAACAATTGCAGTTCCTCCAGCACCAATAAGTGGTTGATATCCTAATCCACCTGTAGAACCAACAGAAGCAACTATACCACCAACAGGTATATTAGAGTTATTAGGATCACTTGCAAGAGATGTTGCTGTTCCTGTAAATGTTATAGTGGTAATTCCTGATCCCTCAGACAGAGTATAATCTTGGAAAGTTGATAATCCCCCAGTTGGACTTTGGAAGATGCCATTGATAAGAATACACGCATTATTAGTAGAGAATCCTACTGCATTTGAACCATCTGACTTTAAAGTAAATGTTTTACCAACCCCAGTAAATCCTTCGGATATATCATCAAAAACTTGATTGGTTGCATAAGGTCTATTAGTACTATCTGGGGCTGCCCCTCTCATGAAGGTTCTTCCTTGGAAAGTAGAGAATGTTGTAATACCCACCCAATACCTTTCTTCAGGATCATTGGTGGTAGAACTTATAGGAGTCGGTCCTAAAGGTGCATCAATAAAGTTAATGGTATTTTCAACAATATTATAATCACCATCAACCTTGGTAATCAACGAATTAACAGTGTGAATTCCTAATGCTGTTCCCATCCATTGACGATCAACTGCAAGGAAATTAGTACTACCTAATCCCACTGTAGTTACCTTCATTATCTCTTCATTAATCTTAATTAGATCTCCACCAAAGATAGATGTAACTCCAGAAGTTTTTACTGTTACATCTGCGATTCCCATTAGATTTGTTAATCCAGTTGTAACTGAAGTCGCAACAATGGGTTGTTGAATCGCATTATCAATTCCAATCAGACACTTAGTATTCTGATTACGTGCAGTTATTGTATGAGCTGCTCCTGTACCAACAGAAGATAGGTGCAATTCATTTGGAACTGTTTTTAATGCATCTTCTGCAGTCTTAGCAAATTTAAGAGTTGTTTCGTCAACTTTAATCGCAAATACTGTAGAAGGAAGAAGTGAAGTTGTACCAATACCAGTAATAGTAGTTGTTGCAATTCCGATAGGAGTATTAGTTCCAAAAGCATAAGTAACTTCTTCTCCAGTTACAAAGAAGTGCTCTGGAATTGAAATACTATTTTTAGTAAGGTCTACTACAGAAGAATCACTACCATCAAACTCTCTAGCAAATATATTTCTTCCTTGATGTTTTAAATCAAAGGCTCTGACAACATCAACTCCAGTTCCTGTGTAATCACCGAATCCAGCTCTGATGGATGCATTATTAAGATCAATCTCCTCTACTGAACTAATAGCAGAATTCTCTGCAGCAATCTGCAAACTCATCTGGAAAACACGAACCTGCACATGAGTGCTTGCATTAGGAGTATAAAGAAGATTTACATAGTTAGATGAAACTGCTGCACCAACTGTTCCTAAACCTGCGACGCTAGTGATGTTACCATATTCAGTAATATAAGTTTCTGAACTATCATTCAAAACAATAACCTCAGACATTTCATAACGACTATTGGTTACATCTTCCACACTAAGAATATAGTAAGCAGCATTATGATCATTCGTTTCCACTGTGTTATTGATATCATATTGAGCAATAACATTTTCTGTAGGAGAACCAGAAGCATTAATAGAGGTGTAAGTAGAATCTATAAATGCTAGGTCTTCAGCTCCAACACCGAGGAATTGAGTTCCAATCCCTGTGCTACCTGAAGCAGTATCTGCTATAGAAACTCTGATTGTATCTACGGATGCCGCAATACCTGTATGCGGAACAAACTGAACAATTATATTTCCAGTAGCCATCGATGCAGTATATGTTCCTAAACCAGCACCACCAGTAGTAGTATCACTATCAGTTGCTAGTTGACCATATTCTAAAAGATCTACATTAGTTCCATCATGAAGAATACTAAGTTCATCATATTCCATTCTTCCATTATCACCATTAATCATGACAAGAACTTTTGAACTTCTATACGTGGATGCGATTCCAACAATTGTAGTAGCAGTTCCTGTGGGTACAGCAGTTTGAGTGGAATCGATATTAATAAAATTACCAAGAGTTGTTGAACCAATACCAGTAGTATTAGCAAAACCAATTATGTCAAAACTAGCTGCAGTAATATTATAATTATTAACACTGAACTTAGTTGGGAAGAATAAAAGTTGACCATTATTACCACTTATACCAAAATCAAAACTTCCTAAATCCAGAACTGATTCTACTCTTCCGTAATTATTAATAAAACCTACTGATCCATTTTGTAATAGAGTAACAAGGCTAACTTGACGTTCTCCAGTGAAAGTCTTGTCCTTAACAAGAGTAACAAATTTCTTAGATCTTTGTGTAATAGAAAATTCAGTTGCAACAGAAAATCTTGTAGGTCTAGGATTACTACTGAATTCTGTGCTAAAATCATCAATTGTTAAAACTCTATTACCAACAGATTCAAAATAATCAGTTAGAACTCTAGAGTTGAAATACATCTGATTAGATAGAGTTTCATCATCGCTAATACTTAAAGAATTTTCTGTAACTAAATCAAAACTTGGATAGCAATTTACATCAACAACTCCAATAGCATCAATAAAGGCTACTAAATTACTATCATTAGCAGTAACAGGTGAAGGATCAGAATGTGACTCCACTAGTAAATCACTAAACTTTAAGAATCCACTAGGATGATTTAATTTACTAACAGCATCATCCCATTTATCTAATGATACTTTAGATTTTAATGAGTATGAGAAGTTTTGATAATAGAAGTTATCAGGTAATCTTTGAAGATTATCGTTAAGGAATCCTGTATCTCTTTGCCATCCTTGCTTAACCACTGATCCTGCATCAATTTTAATTTGAGATTCAAAATTAATTTTAGATTCAATAGTTCCTGCAGTTCTAGAAGTTGTGCCTTCAATTAAATCTCCAACATCAAACTCATCAGATGCAGCTATTTTTAGAGTTTCATTTTTACCATTCCAACTTTCAACTCTTCCAACTTTATTACCTGAGATAACTTGTTCTCCTTCAATAAAATTATTAGTCTGAAGAGTAATATCAAACTGAGGGAAGAATTTTTGAGGAACAATTACTCCAGCAGAGTTTAAAACATCTTGATTACCAGGAAATGCATTCTCTGGTAAAAGTCCAGCCAAACTGTAAGTAACAAATCCAACATTAGTTCCTCCAAGAGGAATATTTACTGCTGTTAAAGTAAAGAGTGAATACTCATAGTTAGAAGAATTATATCCATAACCAGTTGTACCAACACCAACACTTACATTTTCAATTAGAACCTTATCACCCACTGAGAAAGGAACATCACTTGCATCACTAAATGCTGTGTTTAAACCGATAGTTACATTTTGGGTAGTGGAATCATAACTAATAGTATTAATACCAATTCCATTGACATTCCCTGTAGGAATGATAGTAGGAGTGGTATTATACATGCCTTTAGTATTTTTCAAAATAGTGACTTGCTGATCACCAAGCTGATATTCTAAATCAACATCTTTTACTTGTTTTCCTGTAAATCCATCAAGAACTAATAAATTAGGTGCTATGGTATAATTCTTACCTGCAGAACTAACTCCAATAGAATTGAAAGATGTTAA